AGGAAGATTTTATCGGTTCCATTATGTGGAATGTCCGGAACCGACTTCTTCCTTCGATTGGATTTAACACTTCTCCACCGGCCATGGACGCCGGGCCGGACAAGCAATGGTGGTATAACCCCATAAAGCAGGAGTATACCCAAATAAGGCGTCCAAAACCCCCATATGGGAGAGGAAGATGAGATATCGCAGATCACGTCGTCGCATTCGCCGCGGTCGTCGTTCATTTGGTCGTCGTCGTCGTCGCGGAGGTGCACTCCGCATAGGCTATCGGATGTAGCTTGATGCTGTGTCAGAACCCCATAGTAAAAGGTGACTTTGTGCATGGTTGCGGACAGTGTCTCCCATGCCGCTATAATAAAAGACGGGTTTGGACACATCGTATCTTGCTCGAGCAAAGTCTGTGGGAGAATAATTCTTTCGTGACTTTGACTTACGCCGATGAGAACTTACCTGCGGGCGGGACATTAGTTCCCGCCCATCTTTCTTTATTTCTCAAGAGGTTACGATATGCGCTCGCGCCGGAAAGAATTCGCTTCTTTGCTGTCGGTGAATATGGGGATCAAAGCGAACGCCCCCACTACCACTTGGCCCTTTTCAATTACCGAACTTGTGAAAGAGGTAGGACGGATTACGATGCAATTAACAGACGTGGGAGATGTTGTGATCAATGTGAAGTTATACGCAGAGAATGGGGATACGGAGCTGTGGACTTGGGACAGCTTGAGCCCAACTCGGCTGCCTACGTTTGTGGGTATGTTGCCAAAAAATGGACAGATAAAGACGACTTCAGATTAAAAGGTCGTCATCCAGAATTCGCAAGAATGTCAAAGCGTCCGGGACTTGGTGCTGGTGTAATGGATGAAGTAGCCAGTACGCTTCTTGCTCTACCGAACTTCGATAGTATGGTGGATGTACCTACGGCTCTCTCGCATGGCAAAAGAATACTTCCTCTGGGCAACTATTTAACAAGGAGGCTTCGAACTCGTGTGGGTCGTCAACCGAATTGTCCGCAGGCTAAGAGGGAGGAAATCCAAAATCAGATGCAGCCGTTGCGAGAGGCTGCGAAGGCGTTTACGCCGGATGGCAAGGATAGGTCAAAGATCACGGCGCAATTACTTACGGAGGTAAATGAAGGCAAACTTAAACAGATACAAAACAGCTATAGGCGTAGACCAAACAAAGGATCGTTATGAAACGCGCACTATTTAATCTTGGCTATACAAAGCTGCTCTCCTGTGATCTCGGAGAGCTTATTCCAATTGGACTAACGGAGGTGCTTCCTGGTGATGCTATACAGCATGCTACTTCTGCGCTTGTGCGGTGCTCTCCTCTTCTGGCGCCGGTTATGCACCCGGTCCATGTCAACATTCATCACTGGTACGTGCCGCATCGGCTCATCTGGGACGACTGGGAAGACTTTATTACCGGTGGTCCTCTTGGCACGGACGCATCTGTATTTCCGACTATTACGATTGGTGGTGGATCTGGCGCTGCTGTTGGTAGTCTTGCAGATTATCTTGGTGTCCCGACTGGTGTTAACAACATCGAAATCTCCGCCCTGCCCTTCAGAGGATATGCACTGATCTGGAATGAGTGGTATCGTGATCAAGATTTGCAAACTGAACTCGTTATCGATACTACGTCTGGAGCTGACACTACTACTTCTACGGCATTACAAAACGGTTGTTGGGAGAAAGATTATTTTACGTCGGCTCGTCCATGGGAACAGAAAGGACCGGCAATTACTATACCGCTTGGCACGTCTGCGCCTGTTGTTGGTCTGAACTCAGACATCTCCTTCTCACAGGTCGGCGATGCTACCAATCGAATTTTTCAGACTAATCAATCAGGCACGGCTACTACTCGTCTTGCTCTCTCTGCATCTCCTGCTGCTCTCGCTAACGCTCGTTGGGGTGCTACTGCTCTTGAGGCGGATCTTACTGGCGCATCAGCTATTACAGTGAATGCTTTACGTGAAGCAATGGCGCTTCAACGCTTCGAAGAGGCTCGTGCTCGTTATGGTTCTCGCTATACGGAATATCTCAGGTATCTCGGTGTCAACTCGTCGGATGCTCGTTTACAACGGCCCGAATACTTGGGTGGTGGAAAACAAACTATACAATTCTCTGAGGTACTCCAGACCGCCGAAGGAACACAACCTGTCGGTGATCTTCGTGGGCACGGTATCGCGGCTATGCGCTCCAATCGTTATCGGCGGTTCATTGAAGAGCATGGGTATATATTCTCATTCATCTCAGTTCGTCCGAAAACTATCTATACGCAGGGCCTATCTAAACATTGGAACAGGAGGTTCAAGGAAGATTACTGGCAGAAAGAGTTACAATTCATCGGCCAGGATACTGTCCTCAACAAAGAAATATACGCTGCGCACGCTTCTCCGAACGGGATCTTCGGATATCAGGATCGTTATGACGAATATCGTCGCGCTGAGAGTATGGTCACTGGCGAATTCCGCCAATCTACGCTCAACTTCTGGCATTTTGCTCGGGCGTTCGGCTCCTCTCCGGCCCTCAACGCGGACTTTGTCAAATGCGTACCTCCGGAAACGCCTTTCGCCGTTCCCTCTGAAGACGTGCTGTATATTATGGCGCGTCACAACCTCAAGGCTCGGCGCTTGGTCGCGCCGGTTGGTATCTCCAAGATAATGTAGGAAAACGGCTATGTATCTCAAAGCACTAGCTCAAAACGTCTTCGATGATCTTCGCGATAAACTCGCGCAATTCTGGGATCGAACTGCTGAACTGACATTACCCGGCGAGGAAACTCCGTCTACTCTACAAAAACGTGAAATCTCTCAAACTGATCTCTATATAAATGAACACGGTCAATTGATGCCGTCTGGCGTCCCTATCGCTCCCCCGGTCGGATACAACCCTCAACCTTCTCTTCGGGAAACGATCCGGGCTATGGTGCAATCTGAAAAACTCGCCGCAGAAGCCCGCGACGCGGGCTTCGAAACCTTCGAAGAGGCTAACGACTTCGGAGATGATGATGATGATTACGAGCCCTATACCCGCCATGAATTGGCAGGGCTCGATGGTGAAACAACTCAGGATGTCCTGGAAGATCCCCGCGTAAAAGCGGTGATAGAGGAATACAAAAAAAAGGAACAAAAACCAGAGGCCGCGACAGCGGCCCCGGCCGCGCCAGCGGCCCCAGAGGCCGCGCCAGCGGCCGATAAATGATCTGGCAGGGGCTCTCAGGGAAATTTCCCTTCGAGAGCCCCTTGCCCCGTCTGGGGGCTCTTGAAGGGGGATTTCCCTTTGATCCCCCTCTTTCTTTCTCAAGGCCGAAGGCCGTGGCACTCCTGAAAGGAGAGTGCCATATACGAAAATGAGACTACAGGCTCATTTTCCCATTGACAGGAACCCAACTCAGTCCACTTACTTGATGTGGACTGTACTAACTGACAGGAGGCTCTGGTGTGGCACGAAGAAACTCGACAGATGGCGGGCGCGGTAACTTCTCACCTACCGCTAATGGAACATTGCCCCGCTACTCAATTAGACCTCTTTCCGTTGCCACCCTCGCCTCAGTCAGTCCCCTCGATCAAACCCTCCGTGAGCTTGAGGACCGGCGTTATTATCAGCCGGATCGTTCAGTACGGGCTCCAGCCTCCCTCAAACGTGGCCATGCAAAAATTGCCACGCATATCACGGAAAAAAATCTTCGCCGCGTGGCCTTTGCAAATCCGCGCTATGTCGCGATGTGCGTTCGCCGCAAAATCCGTAGGGAAGTCCTCCACGCGCTCAAGGTGGCGGGTGGTAAAGGTATGAGAAAACCCCGCCGCAATTATTGGAGCGATGTCTCATGTTAGCTGAAGCGATCTCGATAGGTTCCAATCTCTTAAGCGGCTTGTTTGGCCAGTCTCAGGCCAATAAACAGGCAAAACAGCAAGCCGCGTTACAGCGCGAATTCGCGCAAAACGCAGTACAATGGAAGGTAGAAGATGCTAAAAAGGCAGGTGTTCATCCCCTATACGCGCTCGGCGCTCAGACTACCAGCTATGCGCCGGTATCTACTGGCGACAGTCTCACCCCTGCCTTACGCTCTGCTGGCCAGGACCTTTCCAGGGCTGTTCATGCGGCCTCGCCTGAAAGCACGCGAGCCGCTGCTGCGGCCTCTGCAATGACCGCTTTAAGCCTAGAACGCGGGAAATTGGAAAATGAATTACTCCGCACGCAGATCGCCTCTCAGGCTGCGAAAATCTCGCAAAACGCTAATCCGCCTATGCCAACTTCGGGCGATCGTTATCTTATCGATGGCCAGTCCGGATCTGGCTTGGTTGCTACGAAGCCTGTTGAAAGGCAAGCGTCAGCGCCGGGCGCTACTCATCAAGAAGCAGCTGCTATCCCAGATGTTGGCTTCTCCAAAACTCTCACTGGCTATGCGCCCGCAATGTCTAAGGATCTTATGGATCGTCAGGAGGAAGATTTTATCGGTTCCATTATGTGGAATGTCCGGAACCGACTTCTTCCTTCGATTGGATTTAACA